ATTTTGTTGTCACCATTTGGGAAGAATTTATTTCAGGCGATCACCATAAGAAAATGGCAAAGGCGTTTGACGATATTGCTAGCGGTAAACTAAAGCGGCTTATCATCAACATGCCTCCCCGACATACAAAATCAGAATTTGCCTCCCATTTGTTCCCTGCGTACCTATTAGGTAAAAATCCTAAGTTAAAAATTATAGAAGCAACACACACCGCGGATCTTGCAATTAATTTTGGACGTAAAGTTAGGGACTTAATTGATAGTGAGGAATATCATGAGCTTTTTCCTGAGACCGAGCTAAAGGCGGACAGTCGTTCGGCGGGTAAGTGGCTAACAAACAAAGGCGGGGAATACTATGCCGCGGGTATTGGTGGTGCGTTAGCAGGAAGGGGTGCGGATTTGTTTATTATTGACGATCCACATTCAGAGCAAGACGCGATGTCCGATAAAGCCATGGAAGAAGCCTATGAGTGGTTTATGGCAGGTCCGCGACAACGGTTACAACCAGGAGGTGCAATCGTTATTGTGATGACCCGTTGGTCTAAAAAAGACCTAACAGGACGATTAATTAAGAAAATGACACAGGATCAAGGCGCAGATCAGTGGCAAGTGATTGAATTTCCAGCTATTTTGCCGTCAGGTAATTCGCTTTGGAAGGAATTTTGGAAATTAGAAGAATTAGAAAGTATAAAAGCCTCCGTTAGTCCTTCCAAATGGGCGGCTCAGTACATGCAAAGACCGACAGGGGAAGGTATTTCCATTATTCCTAAAGAATGGTTTATGGTTTGGGAAAACGAAAAGCCTCCGAAATGCGAATATTTGATTCAAAGTTACGATACGGCATTTTTAAAAAGTGAAAGAGCCGACTATACGGCTATAACGACATGGGGTGTTTGGTATCCTGAAGGCAAAATCGGGGAAGAAATGTACACAGGCAACGACGCTCATTTGATTTTAATTGATTGTATTAAAGAACGGTTTGATTTTCCTGAACTAAAAGCAGAAGCGCTACGGTTATACGATTTTTGGCAACCCGATACGGTAATTATTGAAGCTAAAGCCAGCGGCATACCGCTGGTGCAAGAATTGCGTCGTGTAGGAATTCCCGTAAATACCTTTTCTCCAGGAAAAGGACAAGATAAAATAGCACGATTAAATTCAGTCTCTCCAATATTCCAAGACGGGCGCGTTTGGATTCCAGAAAATAGGTGGGGTGAGGAATTAATGGAAGAAGTTAGTGATTTCCCTAACGGTGAAAACGATGACTTAGTCGACGCCACGACTTTAGCCTTAGCGCGGTTTAGGGAAGGCGGTTTTTTACGATTGACGAGTGATTATTTTGAAACGGAAGAATATTATCCTGCTGAAAGGGTTTATTATTAATAAAATAAAGGTATGATTTAAAAATATGGCGATTGAACAACAGCCCCTATCCATGGTTTTGCCTGAAGAGCAAGAGATTGAGCTAGAAATTATGGAACAGCCCGTAGAAGAAACCGAGGTTTTTATACAGCCTGATGGTTCTGTTGTTTTAGGCAGCGATATGCCCGATCAAGTCACCGCTAAATTTGGTGAAAACTTAGCTGAGATGATTGACGAACGGGAATTATACACAATTGCTACCGAATTAGTTTCTAATTATGAAGACGACCTAGATTCTAGGGACGATTGGTTCCATACTTATACTGAAGGCTTAGATTTATTAGGAATAAATGCTGAATCTCGATCACAACCCTTTATTGGAGCTTCAGGAGTTCATCACCCGATTCTTGCGGAAGCCGTAACCCAGTTTCAAGCGCAAGCCTATAAGGAATTATTGCCCGCAGGCGGTCCAGTTGATACTGAAGTTTTAGGTGTGACTGACGATGCCAAGTTAGAAAAGGCGAATCGTGTTAAAAATTTCATGAATTACCAAATTACCTACAAAATGGAAGAATACGATCCTGAAATGGACCAATTATTGTTCTATTTACCGTTATCAGGTTCTGCATTTAAGAAAGTTTACTATGACCCTGCCGTTGGACGTGCAGTCGCTCGGTTTGTTAAAGCGGAAGATTTAGTTGTTCCGTATTACGCGGTTGATTTACTCACTTCGCCACGGATAACCCACGTTATTAATATGACCGAGAACGAATTACGCAAATTACAGATCTCTGGGTTCTATCGCGACGTTGAAATGAGTTCTCCTGAAAGCGGTACGGGCACTACTGAGGTAGATGCCAAAATTGACGAACTCCAAGGGCTAAGTCGCACCATAAATGATGAAGAATACACGCTTTTAGAAATGCATGTGGACTTAGACATAGAAGGATACCAAGATACGGACACAAATGGCGAAGAAACAGGGATTGGACTGCCGTATATTGTAACAATTTGCAAAGATAACAACGAAATACTCGCAATTAGACCAAATTACGACGAAAAAGACCCGATGAAGAAGAAAATTGAGTATTTTACGCATTATAAGTTCCTTCCAGGACTTGGATTCTACGGATTTGGCTTAATTCATATGATGGGAGGGCTTACAAAGTCTGTAACTGCGATTTTACGACAATTAATTGACGCAGGCACCCTTGCTAACCTGCCAGCAGGGTTTAAATCCCGTGGATTGAATATTCAACGCAATGATGACCCCTTACAGCCTGGAGAATGGCGAGATGTTGACGCTCCAGGAGGAAAACTCCAAGATTCGTTTTTACCGTTACCGTATAAGGAACCAAGTGCTACATTAACTACTTTATTAGGGGGTTTAGTTGATTCGGGCAAAAGATTCGCGGCTACAGTAGAAGATCCCACAGGAGATGGAAATTCCCAAGCTCCTGTTGGAACAACGGTGGCATTATTGGAAAAAGGGCAAAAAGTAATGTCCGCAATCCATAAAAGGCTGCATTATGCACAAAGATGCGAATTTAAGATTTTAAAACGGGTTTTTGGCGAATTTTTACCGCCAGAATACCCTTATCAAGTTCAAGGGGCTTCAGAAAACGTATTTAAGGAAGATTTCGATAATAGCGTTGATGTTCTTCCAGTTAGTGACCCAAATATCTTTAGTATGACGCAAAGAATTACTTTAGCCCAAACACAGCTACAAATGGCACAAGCTGCTCCCGAATTGCACGATTTACGGGAAGCCTATCGTAAAATGTATCTTGCCTTAAATATTAAGGATATTGATTCTATTTTACCGCCAGAAGAAGAAATTCCGCCTAGAGACCCGATTAGTGAGCAAACAGCGGCATTAACAGGTGATCCGATAAAAGCCTACGAATTTCAAAACCAAGAAGCCTATATTGCTTCTCACAGCGCATTTTTGCAAAATCCGATGGCACAACAGAATCCAGCAGTCGTTCAAGCTATTAGTGCCAATATACAAGAACGGCAAGCCATGTTATACCGTTTACAAATAGAGCAAGCTCTTGGTCAGCCGTTACCGCCACTAGATCAGCCTATGCCGCCTGAATTAATGAACGAAATTGCAATGGCAGCTGTTGCGGCTACACAACAAGTTACAGGTCAGGCACAAGCTATGATGCAGGCACAAATGCAAGCACAGCAAGATCCACAACGACAAATGTTCGAAGAACAATTACAACTAGAGCGTGAGCAACTGATGCAAAAAGAACAAGAAGATATGCGAGATAAAGAAGTTGAAATGGCGAAAGCACAACTAGACGCTGAAGTTAAGCGTGAGAAAATTGAAGCAGATGCCAGAAAAGAAGATACGAAAGCTGCAATTGATTTACAAGAATTAGAGCAAAAAACAAAATCTGATGCAGAAAAGAATTATACTGAGTTAGTTAAAACCGTTCGAGATACTCGAAAGCAAAATGGAGAAAAATAATGCGTGATTATTACGGAAACGATAAGTACCCATCTCCCTCTCCTAAGAAAACCAAGGCAGCGCCTAGTTTTCCTAGTATGAAAGATGATACTAAAACAAAGTCTGTAGAAGCAGGTGAATGCTTAGACGAGCCTGAAAAGGCAAAAGTAAAAGCCGCCTATGGACAAACTAAAGGACTTCTTTGGTATAGATCCATTAAGTAATTAATGGACTATATTACAGCAACGGAGCATTTGCTCCGTAAAATCCGAGAGAGAAAAGAAGCTCTCTCGCAAACGCTAGCTGGCGGCGGTGTTGAGAACTTTGAACAATACCAAAGAGTAGTTGGCGAAATTGCAGGTTTGAGTTTCGTTGAGCAGGAAATTCAAACCCTACATTCTAATATGGAGGATGCAAATGACTAAGACTGTTCCAGACCGAGTTGCGAATTTTGGTAGTGATAGTGAGCCGTTAGTTCAACCTACGGAAGAAATCACTCCTGAAAATCTAGACTCTCATGCAGACAAGTTACCCAGACCAACGGGTTATCGTGTCTTAATATTGCCTTTTACATTACCTGAAGTTACTAAGGGAGGTATTCATATAGCTAAAGCAACACTTGATAAAGAACGTATTGCAACTGTTGTGGGTTATGTTGTTGCCATGGGACCAGATGCCTATGGCGATTTGAATAAGTTTCCTGAAGGACCTTGGTGTAAGGAAGGTGATTGGGTAATCTTTGGTAGATATGCAGGAGCCCGTTTTCAAATAGAAGGTGGCGATATGCGCCTTTTAAATGATGATGAAATCCTAGCTACTATAGAAGACCCAGAAGCAATTTTATCATAATTAAACCACATGGAGGAAACCATGCCAGAAGAAGCAGAAAAAATAGAACTAGAACTTCCTGAAGGGGAAGTTGACATTCATGCTGCAGATGTTGATGATTCGATTAAAGACGAAGTCGTTGAAGAGTCTGTAGAGGAAGTCAAAAAAGATGAGTTAGATGAAGTTAGTGATTCAGTAAAAAAACGTATTGATAAGCTAACTTATAAAATGCGGGAAGCAGAAAGACAGCGAGATGAAGCTGTTAATTATGCACATAGCATTACTCAAAATAACACCGATTTAAAAGAAAAGTTAAAGAATTCCGATTCTTCCCTTTTCAAAGAGTACGACAATAGGGTACAATCGGACATTGAAAAAGCCAAAATACTTTTAAAAGAGGCACAAGATACAGGAGACGCAAATGCCGTTGCAGACGCAACTGAAA